GTGACGCCATCATCCGCGTCGAGTCCGCCGGCAACCCCAACGCCGTCGGCCGCCTGGGCGAGCGTGGCCTGTGCCAGTTCTTCCCCGCAGCTTGGTCCGATACCTCCCGCTGGCGCCGTGCCCACGGCCTCCCGGTCTACTCCTACGCTCTGGCCCACGACCCCGAGGCCGGCCTTGCGTATGCCTCCTCCTGGTTGACTCTGCTCGAGGACCGCCTGACCGCAACCCTGCGCCGCCGCCCGACGATCGGCGAACTGTACGCGGCGCATCAACTCGGCTTTGCTGGCTTCAAGGCGAAAGGGTTTGACCTCTCGCGCTGCCCGACCATCACCAAGGTCGTCGCCGCCCGATTGGCAAAGGCGACTCGTTAACCAAGCCATGTCATACTATCCTTTGCTCGTCGCCGTAGACCCTGGCGTGTCCGGTGCCATCGTGACGTATCACCCAAACCTTGGCACGCACTCTTACAACATGCCCGGCACGGACTGGGAAGTCTGCAAGCTGATGGCCGACATCTCGACGCAGGCCAGCAAGGTCGTGCTCTACCTCGAAGAGCCCCCGCTCTACGCAGGCCGCAACATCCCGGGCTCCGCCATCGGCAAACTGATGTGGAACACCGGCGTGCTCTACGGCGCCGCCGTGGCCTGCGGGTGGGAAGTCCACCGCGTCCGCCCCGCGATCTGGCAGAAGGCCCACCCCGTCGGCACGAAGGGCGACCTATCGACCACCGCTTGGAAGAACAAACTCAAGGCCCGCGCCGGCGAGCTGTTCGGCTCAGACAAGACCATCAAGGTGACGTTGGCCAACGCCGACGCCTTGCTCCTCCTCGACGCCGCCAAGCGTGGCGCCATCAACTAACTTTCCACCATGTCCAACATCCCCGCCAACCTTCAAACCACCCAGTCCCTGGTACTGCCCCCCGTGGCCATCCCGGGCACCCGCTACCTGATCCTGCATGACGGCACTGTCGTCTCGACCCTCAAGCCCCGCCGCAAGGGCCAACTGAATTACTGGTCCCTCTGCATCGAAGGCCGCCTGAAGGTCGTGACGCAGAAGACCATCGACGCGGCCGCCGCCAACAACGGCAAACTCGACTAACCTTCCCAAGCACCCCATGAGCAAACAAGCCACCGACGCCAACGCGGACTTCGTCGCCGCCCTCAACGCGCTGGAGAACGTCAGCGCCAACAAGTCCAACCCGGCCTTCAAGGGCTCCAAGTACGTCTCCCTCGACCAGCTGCTCGACGCCGTGAAGCCCGTCCTCGCGGCGCATAACCTCGCCCTCTGTCAGATTGTGGACACGACCGACGACGGCCGCATCGGCGTGCGCACGTCCTTCCGCCACCGCGACGGCACCGCCTTCCTTGGCGGGTCCCTCTTTATCCGGGCCGACGGCATGAGCCCGCAGCAGATTGGCGCCGCCCTCACCTACATCCGCCGGCAATCCGTCCAGACCGCCTGCTGTGTCTCTGTGGACCTCGACCTCGACGGGAACGGGCTCACGGCCTCCCCCGCCATCAAAACGCCTCAGGCGGCCAGCCAGACCCATCAAAACGCCACGACTAGAGAATACCTAGAACACCCCGAGGCCGCCGTCCGCGTCCTGCGCCGCAAGGGGTGGCTCAAGGAAGACCAAGGCCTAGTTAACCTCACCGGCGAGCACCTGGTCGCCATCGCCAACAACCCGGCCTTCAACGCCGCCGTCAAGAAGGAGGCCGCCAATGGCTAATGACTTCCTCTCGGGCGGCCAGCCCTTCGACCCGATCGGCGAGGCCATGAAGAACCTTGAGCGCATCAACGAGCTCGCGGCCGCTCAGGCCCGCATCAAGCAGCTCGAAGAACGCAACGAGGCCATGCGCGAAGCCGGCGACGAGATCTGGTACGTCCTCCGCCACGCCCCCGAAGTCACCGCCGAGGACATCATGCACGCCTGCTCCGAGTGGGCCGACAAGCGCCGCCATGGCTGACATCCCCAAGTCGATTGAGCGCCTGGTCGACAAAGACTCCGTCTACCTGTACGGCATGCTCATCCTGCTCGACGGGGACGCCTTCTGGGAGTGCACCGCCGCCAACGCCAAGGGCCTCGAGCAGACCATGCGGGCATGGAAGACGCACACCTGGCCCTCCCTCAAACGTTCCAACGTCCGGTACTTCGTGAAGTCCCCGGGCACCATCAAGGAGATCACCATTCCCACCCGATAAAGCCATGCGATACATACTAACCGGCCTCTTCCTAATCATGTTCACCCTCAAGCTTCTCGGCCTGACCGACCTTTCGTGGTGGATTATCACCCTCCCGCTCTGGGGCGGAATTGCTCTTCTGCTGTCTGTCGGCTTCGGCGCCTTGGCCCTTTATGGCATCCTGTGCGCTTTCGAGTCCAAAGAGGATAAGCGCCGCCGCGAGCTCAAGGACCTCTTCAAAAAGATTTCCAACCGATGAGCCCCCGCGACTCCGCATCCGCCAACCTCCAGCGCCTCCACGTCGAGGCCCTCAACCTCGAAGGCTACCTGTCCGCCTTCGTCACCCAGAACGACGTCAACCGCATCGGCCAGGACAGCACTCGTTTCCGCAACGTGCTCGCCGTGACCGACCTCTCCCGCGTGGACGACGCCCACGACCTCGACGAGCTGCGCGAGCGCCTCAACGCCCTCCGCTCCGACATCTCCGTGCTCCTGGTCTCCTTCCAGAACCTCCACGAGAAGGCCGAGACGCTGGCCGTAACCCTCGGCGCCATCGAGGACGCCGTCGATAATCCCGACGAAGACCTCTGACCACCTTGGGGTCGGCCTAGGTTCGCCCGATTGGATCCGGGTAAGTTCCATAGTCCTAGGCTGGCCCCTCCCCTTTCCACCACCACCCGATAACAAACAAACAAACATACATGAAGACATACACGCCCCCCGACATCACCGGCATCAAGGCCATGAGCCTCGCCGGCAACCGCGCCGAGTACGACGCCCTGCCCGGTCTTAACCAGACGCTGGCCCGCGTCCTCCTCCGCTCCCCGGCCAAGTACAAGCACGCCCTGGCCAACCCCCCGAAGGCCACCGCCGCCCTCCGCGAAGGCATCATGACGCACGCCTGCGTGCTCCAGCCCGACGTCTTCGCCAAGTACAAGCCCGAGCCCGACGTGAAGAAGAACACCAAGGAAGGCAAGGCCGCGTACGAGTACTGGAAGACCACCCTCCAGCCCGACGACCTGCCCTGCGACTGCGACGAGTACGACAACGCCCTGCACTACGCCGACGGCCTTCGCGCCGTGATGGCCAGCCACGGCATCCGCGTCCACGCCGCCGAGATTGCGCTGTCGGCCACCTACATGGGCGTCCCGCTCAAGGGGTCCATTGACTTCATCGGCGCCGACGGCTTCCTCTACGACCTGAAGACCACCCGCGAGGACGCCACGCAGTACGGCTTCGGCCGCGAGCTGCAGCGCAACCCGGACTTCCGCCTGCAGGCCGCCTGGTATATGCAGCTCTGGAAACTTAACTTCGGCGAGAGCCCCCGCGGCTTCCGCATCATCGCCGTCGAGAAAGAGGCCCCCTATGAAGGCGCGGTCTTCGAGCTCGACCAGGAGCTCATTGCCGACGGCGGCTGGAAGATGCTGGAGGCCATGACCCTCTTCCAGAAGTGTTCCGAGTTCGACTCGTGGCCGACCTACCAGCCCGAGATCATCAAGGTCGAGCCTTGGAAGAAGCCCGGCGACGCCGTCCCCCTCTCTTTCTCTTAATTTCCACCCACCCAGAAACCATGCACAACCCGCACAACGGCGCCGACAAGGTGCCCCTCAAGACGATCACCAAGAGCGGCATCTACATGCTCAAACTCTCCAAGCCCAAGACCGACAAGGTCCGGGTCTGGGACGACGGCACCATGTCCTACCGCCTCTTCCTGATGACCGCCGACGGCCACTGCCTCTCGCAGTCCTACGGCACCAAGTACCCGAAGTCCCTTGCCATGCTCGTCGGCAAGATGTCCGGCAACTTCACCAGCGAGTTCGCCGGCCGCACCCCCGAGGATTACGTGGCCTACGTCGAGAAGGCCGCCGGCAAGGTCGTCGAGACCCTCGTCGAGGTCAGCGAAGGTAACCCCCGCCCCGATGGTTCCCCGTCCTACAAGTACAAGCTGACCTGGGCCAAGAAGGGCCAGACCCTCACCGCCCCGGAGTCCTTCTAACCATGGCGCCTTCCAAGCACCTCGTCCTGGTCTGCGGGTTCGCCCGCGCTGGCAAGGACACCTTCGCCAAGGGCATCGTCGCGTCCGCCAAGGATGCCAAGCGCGTGGCCTTCGCCGACACCCTCAAGTGCGCCCTCGAGACCGCCGCCCACAACGTCGGCCTTAAGGTGGACTACTTCACCGACGCCGACAAGCTGCAGGACCGCGACCTGCTGGTCGAGTTCGGCCGGGCCATGCGCCGCCGCGACAAGGACATCTTCGCCAAGGCCATCGGCAACCACGTGGCCGACCTTACCGACGGCCAGACCCTCGTGGTCTCCGATTGGCGCTACATCAACGAGTACGAGGCCGCCAAGAACTACTGCGACATGTACGGAGTGAGCCTGCACGCTGTCCGCGTCGTCCGCCACGGCTGGCAGGCCGCCAACGACGAGGAGGCCATGTCCCTGGTCGAGATCATGTCGGCCGTCCCCTTCGACGAGACTGTCTACGCCACGTCGGGAGACGAAGAGGCCGTCCTGCTCCACGGGTACCGCATCGCCAAGCTCTGGAAACTATGAGCTCCGACTTCTTCGCCGGCTACGGATCGGAACCGGGCGACATCTACGACCTCGCCAAGAAGTGGGGCATGACCCCCGAGCGCCTCACCTTCCTGGCCAACTGCCCGCAGGGCATTCACCGGCTGTTCCTCAAGGAGCAGGCCGACTGGTCCACGGAAGAGAAGCGACTGGCCACCCAGTGCCGCTTGGCCCACCGCCAAGGCTTCACGGCCTACGAGGCCGCCGAGTACGCCAAGGTCGAGCTGGGGGTCGTGACCGCCTTTCTCGCCAAGGTCGGCGTGACGTGGCCGGGCGGCTGCCGCCGCAAGCTCTCCTGGGGCGGCTCCCTCCCCGCCGGCAAGCGCAGCGACTACGGCACGGCACCCAAGGGCCCAGTGGGCGGGGCAAACCTGTTTAAGACCAGGGACGGCCGCACCCTCCGCATCAAGGAGCCCGCGTCATACGAGGCCGCCCAGAAGGCGCACGACCTCGGCATCACCCTCCGCGAAGCCGAGAAGCGCTTCGGCATCTCCTACACCCGGCTCTACCTCGCCGCCAAGAAGCTCGGTCTGCGGATCGCGAAGAAGTACAAAGCCCGAGGCCCTAACAAGGTCCGCATCAAGCGATGAGCGAACCAACCCGTTACCGCGTGGCCAACAACCAGGCGCAGCTGACCCTTGGCGGTGGCATCCTCGCCGTTGACCCCGCTGGCCCGCTGGTCATGTACGACGACTACGCCCGCCTCAAGGCCGAGGTCGAGCGGCTCCGCAAGGAACTCGCTGACGCCCAAGAAAACTACCACATCGTCAATGAGATGGTAGCCAAGATGCTCAAGGAGGGCAAGCCGAGCGTATGAGCTGGCTCAACTTCCTTATCGGCATCCTTGTCGGTTGGCAGTTGAGCAACCTCTATTACGACAACATCGAAGACGACACCTTATGAGCAAACCCGTCCGCTTCGTCTTCGCCTCCGACTCGCATGGCGACATGGCAGACCCCGAGGCCCTCGAAGCCCTCTGGGAGTTCTGCAAGGACTACAAGCCCGAGGTCAGGGTCGCCGGTGGCGATCACTTCGACCTCCGAGCCTTGCGCCGTGGCGTCGGCTCCTCTGACGCGGAAAGCGGGGAGTCCCTCAAGGCCGACCTCGACGCGGGCAAGGACTTCCTCCGCCGCTTCCGTCCCACCGTCTACCTCTGGGGCAATCACGAGCACCGCCTCGACAACCTCATCAGCTCGTCCGGGTCGGCCATGGTTCGCGACTACTGCGCCGACATCAAGGCCGACATCAACGCTACCGCCAAGGCCGCCGGGGCGAAGACCATCCTACCCTATCACGCCGACAAGGGAGTCTACCGCCTCGCCCCCGTGGCCTTCGTGCATGGCTACGCCCACGGCGAGAACGCCACCGTCAAGCAGGGCCTCCACTACGCCGAGGCCGGCGGCGCCCTGATCCACGGCCACACGCACAACCTTTCATCCATCGCCCTGACCAAGCACGGCAGCGGGAACGCCTTCAGCGCCGGGTGCTTATGCCAGAAGGACGCGATGGCGTACGCATCCCATCGCCTAGCCTCCGCCCGCTGGGGCTCGGGGTTCGTCG